TGAGATTTGCGGTGTGTTTACCAGTATCACGCTGACCAGCGGCACTGTCGTTGCTTACCGGCTATGAGCTTCAAGGGACACCAAGGCAACGGCATTGACTACACCCTTGGCGGTGAGGTCATTCATGACACTGCCGCGCATACTGGCAGGTTCCATCACATTGACTTTTACGAGAACACGCATATTGACACAATTGTCAGCACCAACATGACTGGCAATAGCCTCAACGGTGAATCATTCCCTGCTGGTTTTGAGTTGCGTGGGTTGTTTACCAGTATCAAACTTCAGAATGGCGCCTGCATTGCGTATCGAGTCTGATGGCATTAGCAGGACCGCTACGGAAAGTTGCCAGTAAGTTGATGGCAAAGTTTGGCGGCACCGCAACGATTCGCACGGTAACACCTGGCAATTACAACACCAGCACTGGCGCCATCACTGAAACCACTAGCGACACCGTAGTGCGTGGCGTGCTGGAAGATGTGAACCTGCGCGAAGTGAATGACCTGATCCAGGCTGGCGATAAGCGACTGACTATTGCAGCAGCAGATGTTGCAAATGCACCTACGACGGCTGCCCGTGTGCTAATCAGTAATGTGACGCATCAAGTGATTCAAGTGCAGACTATCGAACAGGACAACACCGCCATCACCTACGAGTTGATCCTGAGGGCATAATGGCGCGCACTATCCGGGTTGGTGATATTGGCGACTACGCCAGCCAGCAGATGGAAAAGTTGCTACGTGCTGCAGTGCTTGAAACCGATAGCCTGCTGAAGCAAGCCAGTCCTGTTGATACCGGCAGGTTTCGCGCTAGCTGGCAAGTGGGCGAGAATGCTGCTGGTTTTTACGATGCCGGCCCACAACAAGAGGCATCTGGCACTTATAGAAATCAATCATCTCCGCCATCTGGCCCAGGTCCATTCCCGTTGCGCAAAATGAACTACAACCAAGAGAAACCTGGCAACATCTATAGCGTCCACAATAACCTGCCGTATGCCGAGCCGCTAGCCACTGGCAGCAGCAAGCAAGCCCCTGCAGGCTGGGTGCAAGGCATCGCTAAGGACATTCAAGGCTTTGTCCGCCTCAACGCTGACCGCATCGGGAGAGAATCATGAGCAGCACCTACAACGATGTCCGCGCTGCGATTGAAGGGCGCATTGCAACGCAGATGGCGGTAAACCCTGCGTATCCGGTGAGCTACCAGAACGTACCGTTCACGCCGCCTAATAACACGCCATGGGTGCAGGCATTCATCCGCTTTGGCGACAACAACTACGCCACGCTGCTACCGACTGGTGGTGTTGGCTTCAACCGCCAAACCGGCACGTTGGTGCTGAATGTCTTCACGCCACAAGGGCAAGGGGCTGCCGCAAACTTCACCATTGCCGAGCGGCTGAAGGACTTATTCGACCGCGTAAAGCTATCGAGCATCATCTTTGATGCCGCATCAGGGCCAGCGCAGGTGACACCAGCAGCACCTGAGGCTTACTACCAAACGCAAACGACGATTACCTTTGAAGCCTATTTAGACTGACGCAGCCACTACCGTTCACACAATGGCCGTCACTGTTCTGTCCGGTACGTCCGGCGCCCTTTACTACAAGCCTGCTGGAACCACCGGAACATTCGGTGAGGCTGGTGTCAATGTTGCCACCGATACCATCACCATCGAGCAGTACCTCAATCTGAAGGCTGGCGATCCAGTTCAATTTTCAGTTGTTAACAGCCAAACCGGCGGCGCTGGCTCCGGCACCTTGCCTGCTGGTATCGCTGCTGCCACCACTTACTTTGTGCTGACCTACACCGCCGCCACTGGTGCGCTGACCGTATCCGCAACCCTCGGCGGCAGTATTCTTGACATTACCAACGACGGCACTGCTGTAGCTCCTAACGAGTTTCAGGTGGCTTACGCCGAATATGCAGCCGTTGGGCAGGTGCAGTCATGGAGCTTTGAGATCTCTAGAGCTGAGATCGACGTAACCACTATCGGCCAAACTGCTGGGCAGTATGCGCCTTTCCGCGCTTACATCCCTGGTTTTGCCGATGGCAGCGGTACTGCCACCGTCTACGTCACCAACGAAGACGCTGCACTGTCTAACCGCATGGTTGAGGATGTGCTCCAGCGCCAGCAGGTTGGTTGCGGCTTTAAGCTCTATACCGACAAGCAAGGCACTGAGGCACTGAGCCGTAGCATCGCAATGGATGCCGTGTTGCTGACTGCAAGTTTGAACATCAACCCTGACGATGCTCAACAGGTGGAGATCACCTTCCGCCCAAGCGGTGTGCCGACGTTTGACTTCAGCACCTCTGCTTGATAGCTAATCGGCCCTGGTCTACACTGGGGCCATTCACCTTTCCTTTATGGCAACCACGTCTGCGCTGTCACGCCTCAAGAAAGCCGCCAACCTGACGCCCGTTAAGCGTACGGTCAAGCTAAACGACGGCAGCGAGTTTGAGTTTTATTCAGCGCCGCTCACGATGTCGGAACGCGAACGCGCTCAAAAGATGCCTGGCGGTGATGACCCCAATGGCTTTGCGTTGAACCTGCTGGTCACCAAAGCTGTTGATGATGCTGGGCAACGCTTGTTTTCTGCTGGTGAAATTGCCGAGCTGAAGAATGAAGTAATGGATTCCGACCTGCAGGCATTGATGCTGGCGATCATCACCAACCCAGATGAGGAAGAGGTTGACATGAAAAGCCCTAAAGGCTGAGCTAAAGAGAGATAGCCTGCTGTTGCTGCAACTCGGTATCGCAAAAGAGCTGGGCTACACGCTAGCCCGGCTCAACCAAGAGGTGACGCTAGAGGAGCTGCTTTTATGGAGCTGCTATTTTGATTTGCAGAACGAAGAGCAGGAACGTAGAATGAAACGAAGACGATAGGTCGGCTGTGTCGGTTGTCGCAAACGTTGCTATTAACGTTGATAGCCGTAATGCGGTTAGCAAACTGCGGCAGGTGCAGTCGCAATCTCAAGCGACAGAGAATGCAGTTGGGAAATTGGGTGCCGCTGTTGGCAAGCTAGCGGCAGCATTTGGCCTAATACAAGCAGCAAAGTTTGTCTTTGTAAAAACTGCTGAACTGGAAAGTCAAGCCCGCAGCTTGCAGGTATTGGCCGGCAGCGCCGAAAGGGCTCAGCAAATTATTAAAGAGCTGCAACAGCTTGGTGCAGTCACGCCATTTACAAGCACCGAGCTGATTGATTCAGCTAAACGCTTGCAAGCCTTTGGCGTCCAGGCGGACAAGCTTGTAGAAACAACCCGCCGCCTTGCTGACGCATCAGGCGCAACGGGTGCTGAGCTAAGTGGGCTTGTCACCGCCTACGGCCAAGTTCAAGCTAAAGGCAGGTTGCAAGGCGAAGAGCTGCTGCAGTTCCAAGAGCGTGGCATTGCGCTGCAGGAAGAACTGCGCAAGATGTATGGAATGACCGGCGAAGAGTTCCAAAAAGCTCTAAGCAAAGGTCAAGTCAGTGCACAAGCCGTAGAAGTTGCGCTTGTGCGGCTTACTAGCGTCGGCGGCAAATATGCCAATGGCGCAATTGCCCAAAGTGATACGCTAAACGGACGGTTTAGCACATTGATAGATGGCATTGAAAGCCTTGCAAGAAGCATTGGCACAGCGCTGTCGCCAGCAATTAAGGCGGTATTAAATGAAGCCATATTTGCAATCAATACAATCAATCAACTGCTAGCAACTGGTGCTAGGGCTAAGTCGTTTGGGTTAGATCAAGGAGCCCGCAAACAGATATTAAATCAAGCTCTTGAAGAGGCGCAGGATATTGTTGGGCGGACATCGCAAACAGGACGAAGAATTACTAATCCGTTTGAGCGCGGAAGGTTAATACAAGAAATTGCAGCTCAACGCGAACGCGACTTGATCGAAGCCTATGGCATTCGTACAGGGCAAGTCAAACCGCAAGTCACAGCACCGCAAGGATCAACAGCTCTACCACCACTCGGCACAGGCACAGGCACAGGCACAGGCACAGGTCGTACTGGCTCCAGCGCCGCAGCTAACGATGCTAAGCGGGCTGCAGAGCAAATGCAACAACAACTCAAAGCTGCTGACGACATTAATTTTGCTTTGAAAAATCGATTAGCAATAGCGCAGGAGACCGAATCGGTTGCGAAGCGAATGGTTGAGTTTGACGTTAGACAAAATGAAATTGCAAAAGAATATGACGAACTGAAAAAAACAGCAAAAAGCGCAGACGAGTTAGCCCTAATCAACGCAAACCAAATCATTGAACAGCGCATTGCACAAATTGAATATGAACAGGATATTAACGACCTGCTGGCCCAGCGGGCAGTTTTGATGGCTGATATTTTGCGTCAAGCTGCCATGCCTACGGTGTACAACGAACTTGAAACGCAAGAAACAGCATTACAAGCCGTATTAGATAAGTACCCTGCTATTGGCGAGGCAGCCGATGCAGCAGCAACACTTGCCACATCTGGTATGGCTGCAATGATTGATGGCACTAAATCAGCGCAGGAAGTATTTGCTGAGTTTTTGAATAGTATCGCCAACGCATTGATGCAAACTGCTGCCAAGATGATTGCGCAGTATATTGCTATTGGTATTGCTCGGATGTTTGCGGGCATCCCACCGGGCGGATTTGCACCATCTGGACCGCTCGCTGCGGTTGGCGACGTAGGCACAGGATTCAACTTTGATGTCGGCGCCATGATTCCAGGCCGCGCAAAAGGTGGCCCCGTATCCAGCGGCCAATCCTACATGGTGGGCGAGCGTGGTCCTGAACTGTTCGTGCCAAGAACTGGCGGGTCCGTCGTTCCAACTCAGGATTTGCGATCTGCGATGAACGGGAGAGGAGCAGTCGGGGGCAGCCCTGTACTTAACATGAGCTTCCAGTCCACCACCATTAACGGCGTCGAGTACGTCAGCCGCGATCAACTGGAAGCGGCAATGGCACAAACCCGCCGTCAGGCCTCCCGCGATGGCGCC